TGAGTAGAACCAACACCGACCTGACCCGCTGCTACAATGCCATCAAAGTTAGCGGTAGTAGCAACATCTAGACCATATTTGGCATCAGTCTTACCAATACCAGTGCGATTATTATCGGCATCGACTATTAAAGCGTCTGTTCCTACTTCCAGACCTTTCTCGATGCCGAACTTCTTATTGACTGATGCCATCTAAGTAGAACGCTCCTTGTTATGTGTATTTATCAAGTGGTACGCATGATGTATGCTAGAGCATAATATGGTGGTAGGTTCTTGTTAGTTCCAGACTCACCTTCGGGATCGACGGTAGTGGTCGTAGTGGTATCGACTGTAATACCAGTGGTATTTGAGTTAATGTTACTCTGAGTACCACTGCTGCCACTACCTGGAACATTGGAACCGCCATCATCATCAGTTCCTCCACCACTTTGGGTGTGTGCGTGAGCGGGATCAGTAACTACAGATGTAGAGGTCGATGTTGCGGTGTGATCGTGAGTAACAACTACAGCATTAGCAGAACCGCCAGTAGCATCAACAGAGTATCCACTGCCAGCACCAACAACGAATCGAGCTCTCAAGTCTGGCGTGCCGTTGCTACCATTACATAGTGACCATCCACCAGGAACAGCGTTAGTAGCACCAGACCACAGGATAATGCCGCCAACAGGTGTGATGCCATTACCAACAAATGTATTAGCAGTTACTGTTCCCGTGCTTGTGATATCACCATTGTTGGTGATGTCACCATTGACAGTTGTATCTGTAAGTGTGGTGTCACCAGTAACTTCTAGTTGGTCGATCTTATAGTTTTCTGCGGTGGCAGACTTAGAGATAGGACCAAATCTTCTCCAACCACCAGTGGTTCTAACCCAACCTAGATAACCACCCGAACCGAACGATGTTCTGAATAGGATGCTGTCAATATTGCTGGTTGGTACGCCATTACCATCTTTAATACCAACATAAACACTCTTACCGATATCACCAGATCTGTTACCTCTTAGTAGCAAATCAATGATTTCAGTATCACCATTAGACTGAAAACTGTTGTTAACTGTTACACTATTAAATGTAACATCTACTGGGAACTCTGCTTGTTCGATAGTAGTGTCGCCACCTCTTGGAGGAATGATCGATGTAATTTCACTCGATCCTGCCTCAATCTTGAGTTTACCGATGTAGAAGTCACCCTCATCATTCATACCAGAGTAGACTACAAATCCACCACGGTGCTGAACAGATTGTGAAATTAGTTCTTCACGTTCACTTCTTCTTCTATCCTGAACCTGCGGCATCGCAGTAGAATAGTTACCAGGACCAAAACCAACATATTCGAAGGTATGACCAGAAGCACGCAAGATAGAATATCTTCTAGATTCAATAGGTAGAACCTTGATCTTTCTTACGGCAGCATTAACAAGATGCTCATCAGCATTTGTTCCCATCACACCACGAATAATCGTGGTAACGTTGCTGTTAGAGACCATTACGATCTCATCATCGATCTGGAGGAAGTCTCCGCGACGTAGATTGCCTCTATCAGCAGTAGGAATTGTAAACGATGTAGAAGTAGTCGAAATACCACTGCTTAGAAGTGATGTGTGTCCTCCATAGATTGGAATACCACGACCATCTCCTCTTAGATTGATACCCTCAGCATGAGCATTTACGTTACTAGCAGTAAATGATGGTTTCGTAGAATTCTTACCAAAGTCTACAAATAGTTGTGTGCCACTTACTTTATCGGTGATGAAGTGTGTGCCGTTGTAGAAGGCATCAGAACCACTAATAACAATACGGTCGCCACGACGTAGACCAATATCACTGCTTAGTGTTACTGTACCTATACCACTTTCTTTACTATAATCAAGAGCAGTGACCGTAGTTGTAACACCAACGTGGTAAACATATCCACCGGACGAAGGACCATCAGCGGACCCTTCGACTGTGAATGTGGTACTATTTGTGACGCTTTGGATTCTTCGTGTTCCGTCATACGCTGTGCTTCCTACGCCTACGATTTGTACAGCATCGCCAACAGGATTAGCGATAGCAGAGACACCAATAGTACAATCAGTACCAGAGGTGTGGAAAGGAATCCCCCTGATTGTTAGTAGATCGTTGACATTGTAACCAGAACCTGGGTTGTTAAGTGTTACAGCACTGATTGTACTCGAAGCAGCAACAGTAACATCAAGAGTCAGACCTCTACCAGTACCACCTTCTGCTCTTACGTTATAGTAGAACTCGGCAGATCCACTGTTAGTACCAAGATTAGTACCACCAGTTAGACTCTGAATACCAGATACACCACCAAATCCGTGATCTCTATCACAAACAATCGAAAGAGAACCAGAGGAATGTGATGTGCTGGTGATAGGCACAACAGCGCCAGCATCAGATAGGAAGGAATCTAGACCTTCGCGAGTGATACTTCTGTGGGGATCATTGGTCTCAACGTTACCGATCTCATCACGTACAGCATAAGATACCGCAGATTTTGGATCAGGGTTAGGATTATCTCTGTCTAGTTCTGGGAAGATGTCAATGTCATCTTGACCGAAGTAGTAAGATGTGGTTGAGAATGGTGATACAGTTGGTTGTGAGATGTAACCACGTAGAGTTAGATCGTAGATACCATCCTGTGAACCAGATTTGAACTCCTGAATCTCATCGGAAGAATGAATCTGGTAACTAGCAGCACCATAGTCACGCTTGACAAAGTATGGAGAGAACGTTCTACCGGCACCGGCAATAGTTCTGTCTTCGAATGTGAATGGGATGCCAGAGTTGATCTCAGTGATGGCACCTGGATCTGTGCTAATACCAATACTAAATGTGTCTCGATTAGCAACGTCGGTAACCTCGAAGATACCGTTAAATCCAGAGTTATCAGCACCACCAGTGTTGTTGGCAGACTTTAGACGATAGATCTGAACCGTTTGACCAACTTTTAGACCGTGTGGATTCTCGGCAGTAATAACACCAACACTACCAGACCAAGAAGCATTGATAACGTTAGTCTTACTTCTAAGGTTAGTCTCAGATGTTAGAGTGTTGTTATCGTTCTGATAATTGGTGTCATCAGGTACAGTAGAAGCATCAGCAATACTGAATCCTGCGGTAGGAGCAGAAGCGTATGTTTCCGACTGAGGAATAACGAGTTTTAGACCATATCTTCTTTCTAGATTATCTCTACCATCACGCTGTCTGGTGTAGAAAGCGGTCTTTGTCTTAGGTGTGATGTCAGTTTCGTTGGATACGATAATAGCATGTAGACTATTACCAGCACCTACGTTTACATACCAACCACCATCATACTGAATTGGGTGACCTGGTTCACCGGGTTCTTTGCCAGCGACAGTAGATACAACTCGTAGATCACCACCAAGGTTGTTAATGCCACTGATGTTTGTACCAGCAAGAGCATTATTAAATGTAGAAGCAAGACGGATCTGATCCCCTGCTAGACCATCAGTAACAGCAAAGTATTCGCGGTTGTACTCTAGACCATCAGGTAGAGCACCGTCTTCAGAATAAACTCTGACTTTCTCGCCGTTGAGGAACTTATGCTCGTCTCTTAGTGTAAAGGTATTACCGGTGATCGAGTTGATACCAGATACTCTACCAACAAAATGTTCCTTACGGGCAGATACTCTTTCACTTGCTGCTGCCTGAGGAACAGGCATAAGAACTGTTGTAGCAAAACTGGTGTCACCTACACCAACTTCGATAGTTTCACCTACCTTGTTACCAAATACGAATCCATTGATACCTGTAGGAGGAACATTGGATTTTTGATCATACTCATGGAGATATAGTCTAGTATTAACAGCAGCAGCAGTCTTCGCTACGTCTAGTGGTAGATAGTTGACCTTATTCTGCTTGTCACCGATTCTCTGAGGAACCTGAATCTCAGTGATATAACCTTTGTCGTCCTTGAGGAACGCTTCGAATCTACACTTATCTGCCTGTAGTGCCTTAGCACCAAAGTTAGAGTTAGAGTTGGTGATAGACATATCACCACCAGACTCTGCTAAAAAGTGCTTAGCATATCCGATAGCAAAGACAGACACTGCCTGGATAATACCGTTGTTAGATACTCTAACGTGGCAGTTTTCCCAACCAGGTCTATGCTTGGCAAGAGAATCGGTGTGTAGAGATACAGCAGAACCTAGTGCTACTTGATCTTCCCAAGCACCAGTAGTTGTATTATACTTAACGTATGCGTTGTCGTCCTTGTTTAGTGCGATGCCAGTAAACTGGGCAACAACCATGGATTTAAATCCAGTTGCCTTCGCACCATCAGCATGCATGCCGTTCATGCCGAAGACAGAACGGATAGAGCAGTTAAAGATATAAGGAGAAGCAGAACCTACAGTGTCACTCTCAATCTTAACGGCAGGACTCTTGCCAGATAGATTAGGTGTTGCTGTAGATGTAGGAGTAGCAGGTACAGAATAAGTGAACGATGTGTCACTTAGAACCTGACTTACGATGTAACTACCATCATAATCAGCATCATCAATACCTGTGATTAGGATTGGTGTGCCAACGTTAAACCCATGACTGGTTTGTGTTACTACTGTAACGATGGGAGTAGCAACATTATCGGTAGGATTAGCACCAGAATAGATGTCACTGATCGTGAGAGCACCGATCTGAGAAATAGCACCTACAATACGAGACTCATCAACAGTTGCCTCAAAGTCTGTATTAGCAGGATAGTTAGGTAGAGCACGACCAGAGTTAGTACCATAACCCAGAGTAAGTTTCTGGTAGTACATGTCAAGGTCAGTATTACCCTGACCAGAAATCTGGTTTACACCATCAGCGTACTCAAAGCAAGTGAGTTTATGGTGGGAATAATTTGGAGCATATACGTTTGTGGTGTAGTCTCTAAAGACGCGATCATTTGGATCTCCATCAAAGAAACTAAACCCAAAGAAGAAACAACCACCAGTTACACGGAAAATAGATGTAGGATCAATAGCGTCATTGTCAGGTTTGGGAACAAACTTAGGTTTGATCTTAGTCTTTCTTAGATCCTGACCGACGATGGAAGTACCACGAGGCATGATAACGCCACCGTGAGCACTGTTAAACTTATAAAGGACGTTGTTGGGGTCCTGAATATCGAAGTTGGTGCCAACACCAAACTGATCGATAATATCGGAAGTCCCATTGACATCAGTCAGTGTGCCTGATGTATTGATCCTTAAACCTGGACGGTTATCAATATAGTGGGTACCAGGAGATACCACAATAGTGGTCTTATCAAATCGGTCGTTGTTAGCACCGATCTGATAGGAGAATCTTGCTGCCTCGATTAGGGCACGCTGGATACTCTTAAATGGACGAGTCCTGGAATTACCAGTATTACTAATATCGTCAGTTGCGTCAAGTTCTTCTGGATTGACGTAAATGACGTTGCCAGTAACATTCTTAAGGAAATTTTCTAGTCTGCTTAGCGGCATAGCCTATAAATACTGACACCATCTCTTCATGCTATTTATACCATGGCTATTGGTCCTCAGACTAATGCGTTGATCGACTCTTACAAACTAAAAGTTGAGCAGAAACGTAAGAATCGAACTGAAATTGAGGAAGTTAAGCAAGGATATGATATTAAGGACTCTGAAGGTGGAACAATAGCACGTATTGAGAACCTGGATGTAGTAATCAATAACTTTACACCCGCTATCAATGGTCTAGATACCGAGGTCTTGAGGATCAATGCTCTTATCAATACTCAACAAACTATTATCTTCAATCTCTATACTGGTGCGACAGAAGTGGGATGTACCACTCACACCATTGCGATGGTAGATACTCTAGAGGATAATGTAAGGGGATATAACTACTCTTTCTCTGGTGATAATCCTTTCGTAGAATCTAATACTTTAATCACCAGTTCTAATATCGGGTTTGGTACATATACAGGCATCACACAAGTCAGTCTAGGTACATTCTTCGGTCTAGACACCGGTGCTGATGCTGCTTGTCCTGGTTATGCTACTTCTATCACGGCAGCAGAAAACACCATCACAACGCTAAGATCGCAACGTGATGGTGTTTTAGAGTCAGTTCAAGATTTAAAAGAAGCGAGAGCAGAATATCAACTCCAAAGATATGGATATGATAACGCTATAGAACGCCTTGATGCAGAAATTACAGAAGCAGAGACAATAATTACTGCTCTGGAGGGTTCTGATTCTCAGTATTTCTTAGAATAGAACTATCCATGGGGTCTTTTTCGCCCCGTAGAATAGCATTTGCCCTCGTGTAATAGAAACTATCGGTCTTACCGGCAGATTCCAATGCTTCTTTGACTTTACGCCAATTCTCCATGGTGTCTTTATCCAATGGATATGGTGCGATGGGATAGTATTATTTACCTTTTTTTCGTTTCTTTCTTTTTTGTTTATGATTAAACCGATGGGTTTTGTCCGCTTCTTTACACCGTCGAATATGAGAAGCGAAGTTAATCCTATCAAAGCATAAATGACCGCAAAGCGGACATCTAATTTGAGACATACACCACTTCGGTGTTATCTTTGTTTTTACGAACCAGTTTTAGAAGGTTGATGAACTGATCAGGAGTATCACACAGAATCTCCTCACAAGCACCCATGTCTCCGTACATACAGAAAGTACGATTCAGAACATCTACCTCGATAAGGCTGACGGTTTCCTTAGAATTCATTTGGTTCGTGTCTTGGACTTTCCTATTGTAGCAGATTTCTGCTGGATCTCAACCGGGGGTGGTGCCAGTTCTTGGACTGTCACTGTGTAGTATGCTCGCAAAGCACCGCCGCCACCATTACGGATAATCGCTTTACTACCCCACTCAATACGATCAACGAAAAGTTCTTGTGCGGTGCCGATTGCGGTTAGTTGGATGACAATCGATTCAGCATCGATCTTGCCACGCCATTCTTCAGGGAACTCAATGATGCCGTCTACTGAGACGACTCCAGACGCTGTAAGCATGATTCTAAATGTTCAATTCGTGTGTTTTGTTCTTTGATTGCTTCGACTAGAAGTGCTACAAGGTTTTCGTACTTGACACCCTTGACATCTATGCGATTGCCATCGTTGTCATCAATCTTACTATCTATAACGACTTCTGGGACAACCTTTTCTACTTCTTGTGCGATGAAACCTATTTGTGTACCAGGATAGTTACGTTTTTGATCCCAGTGTGTCCAGTCAAAAGTAACACCCTGGAGTGCCAACACTTTACTTAGAGAACTGGTAAGAGGTTTGACATTAGTCTTCAGTCTAGCATCAGAGTGACTGTGTAGAAATGCTAGTGGTGTGCCATTAAACTTCCAGAAACCCACTAGATCTCCATTTGGAGATGGTAGTGTTTGCTTTAATGCTGCTGTAGTGTTGTTAGGTTCTGCTGCAACTTTGCCACCTACCTCAACTGCTTTACCAACACGACTGAACAGACCAATCATGTTCTTGATACCAATCGCGTTCCAGACACCAGTATTGTTACTAGCACCAAAGAAGTTGCTTAGACCAAGGTTATTCATATATCCGGTATGCTGTGTGCCACCAGTTACATCCAGACCCAGTGTTGGAATACCTGGTTGGAATGGTGGAATAGCAGGACCGATGTTAACAACACCACGAGCAAATCCAATGTTAGTAGGAGCACCGAAGAACGCTGTTCCAGATACTGCTAATGTACCAGCAAAAGGGTTGGCACCATCTAGAGTAAGCAGCGATTGATCCGTCTTGATAGGAAGACTAGGACCAATGTAGATTTTCTGTGCCGAAATTTCTGGTGATTCCATCAGTTTAGTAGTATTTGATCTAGTAGAATGTCAACAATATCAGCAAGACCAGTAGGAATAATCTTCATCTTTTTCTCATAGATGATCACCGGATTACCGGCAACGATATTCATACCAACAGAATGTGACAGGATCTTATTATCTGCTTTAATAACAACGTTAGTGCCTAGAGCATGTAGATTGTTGTCAGCATCCAGACGAATGTTCTTATTGGAGTTTAGTACAATGTTACCGTCTTCAGGATCAACGGTCTCCATTGTAATCTTTGCTGCCTTGACTGAGAACTCACCCTTACAGTTGACATTGATGTCACCGTCAGAGTAAATGTTCAGTGGACCTTCACCTTGCTGGAAGATATTAGATCCCTTCTCATTATCAACGGCACGAAGTTCCCACCCACCATCCTTAAAGATGCGTAGACTAGAACCATTACCAGCGGCAACCTGGACCTGTGATTTACGAGTGATTCTATCGGCAGTTTGAACACCTACGCGGATAAATCCGTCCTCGGCATGATTAAAAATTAGTGGTGGGGTTGGCATCAGTAACTACTTACACAATCTACAACTTTGAGTACAGCACTCTGTGGAATGTTGACAGTCTTACTGTACTCTTCACGCTTACGGAATTTCATAACCGGACGGATGACAGCACCGAATCCAGTCGCACTATTTATTTGTAGTTTGGGCAGAACTTTACAACCAATATCAGACTGAACAACGTCAGCACCAACAATTCTACCTTCCTGATCTAGTTGTGGTTTGAGTGTTCCACAACCACTTACAATCAAGGAATCCTCATCGTATCCTTTACCAGTGTTAATAACATCGATACCAACGATCTCACCTACAACTTCCTCACCTTCATTGTCAGAAGTGGCAGTCTCAGGTCCTAGGTAACCACCGCCAGTGTTGGTAATGATAATGTTAGTAACTTTACCATCTTCCACGACAGCAGTTCCAGTAGCACCACGACCGTTATCACAACTGTCAGAGATAGTAACAAACGGTTTCTTAGCATAACCAGAACCAAAGTCAGTCATATTTACACCAACAACCTGACCCACTTCGTTAACAACAGCACGAGCAGCGGCACCAATGCCACCACCACCAAAGATCTCGATGCTAGGAGCACCACATTTTAGAACATCTGTGGGGCAACCACCAACCAAAGCAGCAACAGGACCAGATTTCGACTCATCAATGTCAAACAATCCATTGATCATACTGGTGACAGAAGCACCAATACCTGCTGCTGATAGTCCGTTAGTGATATTGATACTTCTCTTAAAGTCAACAACCGATTTCTTACTAGGTCCGAAGTTTGCTGCCCAATCATATGGTTCTGGTGGACAAATATCACCTTCACAAGATAGGAACTTAAGACCCATCTGAACATAACCCATCGCCTTGTTAATGAATCCCATGAAGGAACCAATGGGTCCTAGGATGCCCTGGATCGCCTCCATGGCGGGTCCGATCACGCTTTGGATCTTATCGTTGATATTAGCGACTAGACCAGCAATCGCCGCCTCAGCGGCACACAGAGGCATGTTGACGACCTTACCAAGCAGTTGATTAAGGAAGTCTTCGATCAGACCTTTAAGTCCTTTGACGATATTTTCGATGACACAGAAAATAGTGTCCATTGCCTTAGATATGGCAATATCTTTTAGCAGACTATCTGGCAATAGGAAGGTAACAATATTCTCAGAAATCTTCTTGATCTCTTGGAATAAAAACTTGCGGGAAAGTCTAATCAGTTGAGCAAATCCACCAGCAATGATAGTTGCCGAAGAACTTATGAGTGCCTGGATATTGTAGATCTCTCCAAGGACAGGATCAATAAATCCTTCCTTATATTCTTTTAGACCATTACCAATAGCAACAAAAGACGCCAAGGTTCTGGAAACATCGGACATAAATCCTTTGCCACCCTTACACGGTTTTGCCTTGGCAACTACAATTTCTTTCTCATCAATCTCCAGTTGCTGACTATCCTCGCCGTCAGGAGTTTTACTATTCTCGCTGGGCAGACCATTATCTTCTGTCCTCTCACCATCAGCACGACGGACAGCTCTACTAAAATCTAGACTATAGTTTGCCGATAAAGGTAAGAATCCTGTAGTACCTGCCTGTACAGCATCATCAAATGCCATCAGGTTCTGTTCATTCTGCCCGGAAGATAGGGCAGCAATAACAATAGGTTGCTGGGCATCGTCACCGTCTAGGAAGAAACCAACAACAGTTTCTCCACCCTGCATAAAGAAACTATGACCAGAAAACCCTTTGCCAGTTCCTAGAGTGGGAGATGGGGCAAAGTGTGCCCATGGTAGTTCGGAGTCTGGAACTTCAGCGGTAGCAGGGTGCTTGCCAAGAATTCTTACCTTAGCACGATATCCATTAGTATTAGAAGAATCACGCCAAGCAGGATCAGGAGTGACTTGTCCCACAAACCAGTGGAACCCGTCCTGTCCGATATAATTGATCTTGCTTAAACGTGTCTCAAGCATCGCGTTCCTTAGAAGTCTTCCAGAAATACTCGGTCTGGTCGCCTAGACCATCTTGCCTGTGACCAGACTCAACCTCATAGATCCTGGTAGATACCTTAAAGTCTGGCATCTTAGGTTCTTTTGGTGTTAGACTATTGTCATAGATTCGCATCCTATTGTTAGGATACAAGGCAAACTGACCGTTTTCTAGTTCGATCAGATTGTGTGACTTATGTTCTGCTGGTGTTTCAGCAGTGCTATAGTCGATGACATCTGGATCATGATGATAGTTATCTAAGGTACAGATATACGTACCCTGAATGTGTCCAAAATCCCTAGTATATATCTCGTAATCAGCAGAACCTGTAATTTGCTTGGTAATTGCTGTTACTCCATAATCCATACAGTTCCAAAACTGTAGGTTAGGTAGATCTAGATCAGGACTAGGTAACTCTGGTCTAGAAACAAAGGCACTGATTGGCAATTTGTCATACATTGCCGCATACTCGGGCAAGTATGTCTCAAAATAAAAAGCACGTCCGGGCACGGACTTTGCCGTAACCCAGACGCCTTCTACAAACTCTCCATGTCCGTCTTGGTGGTCTCTCAAATACTCCTTACGAACATAAACATGTTCACTGGGGAGGTTGCAGATAAGTGTACTCATTAGTCTTCGTAAATTCTACATTCGTCTGCTTCTGGATTAGAGTCGCAGTACAGTTCTAGTGGTGTTGGATCGTGATGATCTTCGGGATTGTGCTCTTTATACAACTCTAGTTCTTTTAGTTCACCCTGGATGTGGCGGCGTTGCTGAGCTGAAATCGTTGGATTTGCCAGGATCTCTTTGTCCTTAGCAATGTGAGTCTCGATGTCTTTCATGTTAGTCTTGTGTAGGAATCTCTTACTAAAGTTAGACCGGTGAAATCTCCTTCCGAGGAAAACTTGTGAGACAGTTGTCGTATCATATAGAACCCGGACTGTGGAGCAGTACCATGGTCTGTTTTACTCATATTTATTTTGGGAAATGTACACTTGATTACAAGTCCTACATGTAACCCAATATTCATCGGTACAGTGATGTTCAGAGACTGGGAAAATAACGCCGCATATCTGGCAGTTCCCTGTGCTTGATAATAAGCCTGGTTTTGGGGTGTGTCAAGCTTCCCACCACTAGATAGAGTGCCAAAGTCAAGAGTTGATAACATAATCCTACTAGGTGTCTCATCAATATCCAATGGTATATTTTCCTCATCATTAGATAGTGTCACTTGATTATTAACACTATCACGATACTTGTAATCAAGAAACTCTGGTTTCTTGTCAACAATGTTAAGGTACCAGTTTGTAGATCTATATTGCCCACGTCTCAACTTACTCATAATATCATGATCTAATTTCCATTTTGGCATAGAAGATATTCTAAAATTATTAGACGCCGCAAACGGATCAGCACCCTCCTCATATCTGTACTCAAATTCAGATGGACTCGCAAACGCACCATCAATACTAGCAAATCTAAATTTGGTCAGAGTCTCATGAAAGAAATAACCAGCAGATCCAGCAGTCTTACTATTACTTACAGCAGGAATACCCTTCGGACACAACCAACCAATGGCATGAAACGGACGCTTATAGTTGCCCATGAAACTATAGGCATTAGAAGTATCCTCAATCTCTAGACGATCTTGTGGAATCTCTAAGGTTTCTGTCAGAATTTTTTTAACACTTGTATGTAATTGTCCTTTATATTTGCGGTATATTCTTGTAGTCTGATTGTTCAGTGCTGGCATGGATTCACACTGAATAGTAAAGACCTCTTTCTTAGCGGTGTTTATGATATTTTTTATATTGCTGATGAATAGTGGGTAATCATCATCAAAGACAATATCACCACTGGGATGTTCGATTCTCAATACGACATTAAAACCACTGCGAATGTTAGACAACCTACCATCCGTATCTGCTAGGTCAATCTCCCAGTGAAATGACGAGTCAGATACATCCTCAAAGTATGATATAAGCATACTTTGAAGTCTACAATCAATAGGTTCACCCTCAGGAGGGATGATCAACAATTCTTTTACTTTGTGACCACTAGCATACAAACTCATGCTGTAGCCTCCGAGAATACGCCCATCATATATCTAGCAACTTTTTCTTCACTGGCAGGAATTACAGTTGCGACAGATTCTCCACCAGACGGCATTGGCATGGGTTGTTGTTCTTCTTCTGGGACAAGTGCGATGAGATTAGTTTCTCCGCCACCAGAAGATGCCTGAGGACCACCTCTACCTGGAGCAACAATATCTTCTAGTTTCTTATTTAAGTTTTGTCTATTCAAGAAGTTCTGGAATCTTGGATCGATTTCCATACCTCTACGCTTAAATTCACGCTCAAATGCTCTAAAGATGTTAAGAGTTCTTTGATCTAGTTGACCACCCTTAAGCATCGAGTCACCCATCTCACGCAATTGGACTCTAAGGTCAGACTTACTAAACATTTGTAAACGCTTAGCAAACCTGGCGATTTCGAATCCAGACTCTTCACCTCTAAGTTGTTTTAGATTTTTCGTCGATCTTACTTGCTCGGCAGCACGTCTTCTTAGAGCTTCTTCTACTGCCCTTACACCGCCATCACGAACCTTTGTAGGATCTACCTTTGGTGTAGCAACATCAGGTCTAACTTTTGGTGTTGGAATAGGACGCTTGAAAAAGTTTAGAAGTCTACCAAAAAGACTGGACTTTAGTCCGGCAGCTTTCATGGCACCAAGCAGACCACCACCAGCAACTGCTTCATCGCCCGGAATTGGTGTTAAGACCGCACCAAGTGTTAGAAGACTAAATCCAATAATTTTTGCTTCTGTTGATTGCCACCACGGAGTCTCCTCCTCCTGTTTTGGAGGTGGATTCTCTACTACGGGTGGTAACTGCTGTGGTCCTCTACCAGGACCACGATCATCCGCTACAGGAACAAAGTATGGTTTACTGTCCTCAAAAAGAGGAGGACATATAGTCCTTAAATTTTCTAATTTATCAAGTGCGCTGTTAAAAGTATCAAGAGACCTATTAAATGGGGTCTTAGTGAGCATCAAGCGTGTTCTTTCTTCTTCTCGCTGTCGTCTGGCGTCAACACCTGTAGCACGGTCGGCAATACCACCACCAAGCATAGATCCACCGATACTCCCTAAGAGTCCTCCAATCAAGGCACCAGGGACAGCACCAACACCACCGAAGAGACTTCCTATAGCGCCTCCTGCCATCGCACCTGCCTTCATGCCTCCCAGACCACCTAGGAGTCCTCCTGCCGCTCCTACGCCTGCCTGGAGGTTAGTCTGACCTTCTCCACGACGCTGCATGAAGTCAATGCCCGTGAATGCGATATTAGCGATACCACCCAGTCTAGGAAGTCTTCCCAATCTTCCCCTAGGTCTTACACCTCTAGGTGCTGTAGGTCTTGGTTTAGCACCACGGAGTTTATTGGCAAGAGCACCTACACCCAAAGCACCTAACAAAGTAGATGTACTATTGGATTTTTCGTCTTCTTTAGCAGCAAGTGCCTGCTTAGCAGCAAGAAAAGCGTTAATTCGCAACTTGCTATTTTTTCTTCTTCTGGATAAGAGGTCTTGCCTATCTGCGGCGTTTTTTAGCGACGCATTAGAAAACAATCTAGCGACATTTACACTAGATCGGTGTACTCTTCTAGAAGATGAAAGAAGACGATTTGCTATCATCCTACGAGACCTTCAGTTAGATAACTAGCATTCTGAAGAATTCTTGTCTTATCTACGAAGTCAGGGTCAATATCAGGAGCAATAGCAACTGGACCTGCTGCTGCCACTTCTACGGGTTTTTGATTGCTAGGAACCTGAATAGGAGCAAAACTGACTTTTTGTGGAGTAAATTGACTAAAGTCAGGCATTTCATAATCACTAGGTCTCAAAGACCCTGGTCCAGTCTCGTAGTAGTAATGATAGAAATTACCTCTAGGACTAAACATGGGGTCCATACTAGGAACCCTATTTTGTAACTGAGATTGTCCCTTAAAATCAGTTCTGCCTTGTAATGCCTCAAGCATGTCAGCGATTCTCGCCTGACCTTCTGGAGAACTTAATTTTCTCTGAAGTTCTGGTTCGAATCTAGCAGATCCATCTGTCACTGCTTCATACTGACCAGGTGCCATTACAACATCCCGGACACTGCCTGGATATTTTTTAGACGCTACTCTGTTAAGAATAGACGCAGCTACAGCAAACTCATCATCAGTTCCGCGTTGTGCTTCACCACTAACACCGAAAGCAAGATATCTAAAATCTTCATTTGACAGATTTTTTAGTGATCCAGCACCAGATCCCATTGGTACCTGTGTGACAGATGTTTTATCTCCTGTTTTAAATGCTCTGCTAGAACCAGCAGAACTACCATCCATGCTTTCCTGAGCGCCAGCTTTCTGTCCACCCAACAAACCATTTAGGATATTGTCAAACCTCGATGTAGTTTGATCAAATTTCCTCACATCTGATGGAGTAATTTGTGTTACCTGATCTTGTCTGATCAGATTCAATCTTCTTTGATCGGCATTGTTCATCATGAGACCGCCGCCAAGACCTAGTAGTCCCAACAGTCCTAGTCCCATTCCCAATTTACCACCACCTCTAGGTGCTCTCATACCGCCGCCTCCACGACCGAATGCTAATTTACCCAATACTAAACCGGATACAATATTTACAATCTCTGGAATGAATGCAGAAACCGCAACACCGGCATTTGCTATAGCATCACCACCACGACCTTCCATCGCTGCCTTGATGGATAACGCTCCAGCGAATAGACCTAGTTTAGCACGTAGATCGAAAAATCCACCTCTAAGTTTGACAAGACTGTCTTCCTCTTGTTCTAGAAGTTTCTTTTCCTCATTTACGCTTTTGACCTTTGCTTTGGTATCTCTCTTTACCGCATCAGCAATGCCATCTAAACTATTCTTTACTTGCTCAAATTCTAAAACAAGTCTGCCAAGAGCAGCAATAGTTTTAGAATCTGTTCCTTCTCCACTCTTGGTTTGTGCTTCTAACTTATCATACGCGACAGACATCCTCCTAGCAAGTGGAGCAACCTTAACGGGTTGTTCACTTTGAGGAGTCTTTTTGCCTCCGATCATCGGTGTAACCGGTTGCTGCATCATAGCACGTCTTACCGCCGCTTGACCAGCGGTACGAGGAACTCCCATCCCTCGCATAGACATTATTTCTCCGGCTCTAGGCATTGTTTGCTTGCTGGTGTTCTATTCTCTTTTTATCGAGATAGTTTTTAAGCATTACCAAGTAAGTTTCTCGCTCCCACGGAATCAGACTTTCTAAATCAGTCAAACTCCAATTGTGATATTGTATCAACGCGAAGTTTTCCTCTAAATGAGAAGATAAACTCGTGTGATACATCATTACGCGAAAAAATTTGATAAACCCTCAATTACAATCTCACTTTCGACCTGTGTATTGGGGTTGACTACGGTGCCACGATAGATCATCCTAGGCATCGTTGTAAAGAACTTTTCAATCTCAGCAAACTGAGATGATGTCATACTTTCTACAAAAGCAGTCAGTTCTTTCGTAGTACAATCTGAAGAAGACCATGCTTCATCAGAATTGTAAATGGTATCAATACAGTCTACTACAGCATCAAACGCTTTTTGGATGGCATTATCACTGGTAGCACTTGTTACAATAAAGTTATTTTCTGTGAATTGCTTCAGAGAAGGATACCTTAATCTCATTTTAAGATCATCACCAAGATCTACTGTATCGGTATGATCATCAGGAACTTCTAATTTAATTTCAGATGTATGAATTTTTAGAGGAACCTGAGTTTCGCCATCATCAGTACAAGTAACCAGAAGTTCAACAGTCTCACCAACAGATTTGGCACGAATGTTGAGAAATAGGTACTCAAGATCAAAACTAGGAAGTTCGTCTACTTTAATACCACGACTTGTGATACATGCTTTGAGAACATCCTTCAGTGTGTTGTTAATCGCCTTTTCATCACTAGATTCGAGAGCAATTAGTAGTGCCTTTTCCTCTTTTACAAGAAATGGACGATACTTAACTGCTTTTCCTGTAGAAATTAGATTTACTTCAAACGTAGGCGTTGAAACCTTCGGTAGTGGCATTGATATTCAGTTCAGTGACTATATTTATTGGTCTTCGAAAGGGATTGTTTCTAACCGGATAGCACCAAAGTCATTCCTAATAGCTTTACGTATTGGAATTCCACTCTTATCAGGATCACGCCTGTTTAACTTACTTTCATATACAGATCCCACCAGTTTATCACTTCTAGAAGCTCTGGTGACGTAGAATTGATCGTACTTAAATGTTAGAGTGGTCTTAATTAAATTAGCGTTGCCATATGCCAGTGGAGCAGCAACAATGTTTATTGGAAAGGCATTCTTCAGTTCATATCTGATGGATGAAGGTTCCTGTCTCTCAACAACTGGTTGTTCAGTCTTACTCTTGTGTGGGTTTAATCTCGTCTCCCTCGTAATCGTATCATTCGAAAATGCCGTAATAGACATATCACACTTATATGTTTTTGGATACCTCAATCTTTTATAAGCAAAATTGGCGGCATCATCAATCATAGATCCAGTATTGATATCATTAAGCGTAGGTGAGATGTACTCCAACCAAGCATCAAAAATCTCGTTTGTGTAATAATCTTTTTGCGAATAAAATGTCAAATTGATATCAGGATATCTTCTATACGTAGCAAAATGTTGAGTCACACCCTGTCGCAATCCATCGACAGATTGAGTTGTAATCTGAGATCCTGGTAGAACTGCCTCAGAACAGAATAATGCGATATAATCACCTATGCCAGCAGGACCTGTTCCCTCCAAGAGACTATGGTCCTTGAGGTATGCTGATAATGAGTTTGATCCCAGACTGTTAAACTTAATAAAAACATCATAACTATTGTTGAACGCAGGTACAACATTACCAATACCACCTTCTGCTTGTAAAAGTTCCTCGGTCTTAAGGTAAAATCGTGTTTGCTTTAGTTCCTCGCCCATGTGGCATCTAAATAGAGGATGATTTAATATACTATGTATGTCCTATAAGGGGAAGTTCAGACCGTCTCACCCCAAAAAGTACAAAGGTGATCCCACAAACATCATTTATCGCTCGCTGTGGGAATTGAAGTTTATGCGATATTGTGATACTAATCAAAGAGTGCTCAAATGGTCATCTGAAGAGATTGTAATTCCATACAAGTCTCCCATAGATAATAAGTATCATCGATACTTTCCTGACTTCTACATCAAATATGTCAAGACAAACGGGCAGGTGAAGGAAAGTCTAATTGAGATCAAACCGGCGAAGCAAGTAAGAGAACCGAGAAAACAGAAAAAACGGACTAAGCAATACGTTGCCGAGGTCTACGAATACGCCAAGAACCAGGCAAAGTGGGAAGCAGCAAAGAATTTCTGCGACGATAGATTATGGGAGTTTCAGATTTTTACTGAGAAAGAACTTGGAATTTAAGTCCCAACTACCAGCGTCAAAAGTTGTCACTGATCTAACGATCGGCAGTCTTGTGATGTTTAGATATGACGCCAAAACTGCTAACGAATTACCATTTTACGATAAATGCCCGTTAGTCCTTATTGTCGCTGAAGAAAACGAGATCTTCTTCGGTACCAATATCCATTACTATAAACCAAATGAACGTGTAGGAATCGTAGACTATCTCCGGGAGGATCTCGAAAATGGTGGATCGGACTATATGGGATTCCTTTTCGGGTCGGCAGGGTTCCATAAATACTTGAAATCTAATGTTAGAAGTTTGTTCCTAGAAGTGGCAGCAGAAGAATGGGGCAAAGCATCATTGCTGCCTGCGGAAGAATTTGTACGTAGTTTAGGTGGCGTAGAAGTCCCCATCACAGGAAGGAGTGTTTACTGATGCCAAAAAAACATCCACCCAAATCAGTCACCAGCAATGGCAGGGTAACGGAATTTGCTTTCCTTCCAAAACTTGCGTCAGGACAAACTATTGAAATTCATTATAGCACGGACGTAGCAAACGACGACTTTCTACAAGTCCAAAGAATTGTAGTAAATACTGTGTCGGGTGGTGTTCCTTCACTTCCTTCATTTCATGAACCCGGATCAAATACCTTCGAAGCATATCGAAAAGATCCCGAGTTTCAGGACGCCTTAATTACACATATTGGTAAAACAAAGAATGATATTATCAATCAAGGAACGAACGCTCTTCTAGATGCAGTTGAAGCAGCAGGTAAATCCGGCAACGCTATTCTATTCCGTGACGCCCCTGTGAATACAAGTTCCAATCCTACTCAACCTCCTATATCAGGTATTGGAACCAATATTACTTCACCAACTGTAAAAACCCCCACTGCCAATCCAGTAGTATTCCCTAGTCAAATTGGAGTGGGAGTGACTGATAATCAAGAGTTTATTCAGTCTATCAATAATAAAGATACTAAATATATCTCACTAAAATATCCTTTTGATGCAGCATATGGCAACGGTCAGGATCACCTTGTAATTGAACAGTTTACCTATAGACCGCCTCAAGAATCTCAATTGAGGACTCAAGAAGATCTATTTAGGAAAAGTGGTGGTAGCAATAAATCAAAAAAATCAAAATCAGAGGTAACTCCACTGATTGATTTTATCAAAAGGGGAGTTCGTAGAAACAGTAATTTACGAGATTTTCTTGGAGTAGTAAAACTACCAATTCCCAATAACCTATCACTATCTAATGGTGTTGACTGGGGTGATAAGAAAGCAAATCCAGTTGAGATGGGTGCATTCTTCTCCGCAATGAACATAGCAGGACCTATTGTAGGTGGCAATCTAGGAGAAGCTGCTAGAATGTTCGGCAAAGGTATTGGAGATTTGTTCGGTGCTGTCGGAGCAAAAACATTTTCTCCAGATAACCCAGGTGGTCTAGCACTTTCGGCATTTATAAGTCAATATGCTCTAGGAAAACTTGGCATCAATGTAGATCCAGCGCAATTTATTGCTCGCGGAACTGGTAACACCGTCAATCCAAACCTAGAGTTGTTGTTTAGTGGTCCGAAACTAAGAAGTTTCGCGTTTAAGTTTATTCTAGCACCAAACGAAGAGAAAGAGGCATCTGAGTGTCGTAGAATTCTTCGTTTCTTCAAACAGGGTATGGCAGCAAAACGAGGTTCTGCCAATACCTTGTTCTTGGGATCACCAAATGTCTTCAGATTGCGTTATTTGACTAAAGAAAACGAAATTATTCGTGGTTTACCTAGATATAAAATATGTGCTTTGACATCTTGCGATATTGACTATGCTCCTGGTCAAACATATCAATCTTATGATGATAGCAAGGCAGGATCTCAACCCGTTATGATGTCATTAACTCTGAACTTTACAGAGTTAACTCCGCTATTCTCGACAGATTATCTACAATCTGGTCTAGAATTCTCAGATAATCAAGATTTGTTCAGTCGCGCAGGCGGAATGGGAACACTTGATCCAATCACCTCAGAAGACGTAGGTTTCTAATGGCATACTTCGACCTATTTCCAGACATTCTTCTACCATCGTTTATTGACAACAGGAACTCTTCGTCTGATTTTACCAGAACGAAGAACTTGTTTAAGCGTGCCAAAATTAGAGACGATTTCTTCGAAAACGCTATTGTATTTGATAAATTCAGTATCAGTGGTGATGACAGACCCGATAATGTTGCCAAAATTCTTTATGACGATCCAGAATTAGACTGGGTAGTCCTTCTTGCGAACAATATTATCAATATTCGCGATGAATGGCCTATGAGTGGATATGATCTACAGCGTTATCTTGATAATAAGTACTCTAAAGAACAATTAGAAGAAATCCACCACTATGAGACCATAGAGCAAAAGGCAGGTGATGGTAGATTGCTCCTAAATGGCGGTATGCATGTTGATGAGAACTTCCAGTTTAAGTATTCTTATGGTGGTGTCTCATATGTGCTCGCTGGCGGCAGTTTGGTGAAAAGTGTGTCAAACTACCAATTCGAACTTGACAGAAATGACGATAAACGAGTCATTTTCGCTTTGAGACCAGAATACCTAGATGTCATTTTCGCAGACATGCGTGAGATTATGACTTATACCGATAGTTCGCAATATATCGATAATCGCACTAAAAAAGGCGACAATTTAAGAATCTTGTCGCCTCGCTGATTATTCAATTTTCCAAGTTGGGGGATGAAACTGACAGTATTCGTTAAATGTGATTTTCATCTCTTTATCCGTTAAACCGCAGTTTCTTGCCGCTTTCGGCAAGTTCCATTTTGCTGTAAACAGCATTTCCATCGATTTACGTGTTTCTGGTCGCATGGGCTAAAAAAACCTGTGGGCGATTTTTTACCGGAATTTTTTATCGGCGTTTCGTGGAACTAAAAGTCGAATTTGAAATCATCGAATGAATTTATCCATCTTCAGTTTGACATAATACATACCGATGACCCATAGGGAGAAGAGAAACCCTTCTCCGTAGGACATGGTATTCCAAGCATGTACTGCTCCGTCCATCACTCCTCCGCAAGACGTTGGAAATACGACAGAGCATCGTCATCATCGTCAGATGATGCTTTGATGTCGGGTGAATTAAAATCCGGTTTAGAAGGAACGATACGCTCTTCTTCACGCTGTTGCTGACGAGACTTCATCACGACCTCTTCCTGCTCATCAAAGGTGTCAGGATCAACACGACGACTGGTAGAACTGGGGTTCAGCACAGCGTTCATACGCTTTTCCAGTTCCTCGTAGGTCTTGAACTGATCGGGTTTCACAAACTCTTCAAGCGAGTACTGCTTCTTCCAGATCGCCTCCATGGCATCGTCATCATCGAGCAGAGCACCTTGTGCTGCGAACTCGGATGAATCGTAGTTACGATAACCAGCAACGTTCTTTGCCTTCAGTTTGAAGTTGGCACCTTGCCAGAAGTCAAACGGATCGATTGCTTCTTCGTCTTCGAACTCGGGTTGCATGGCAGCAGTGATCTTATCAAAGATCTTCTTGCCAAACTTGTACAGGAACACTTGACCTTCGTTGGCAGGGTTATTAGGGTCCTTGACAACGTAGATGTTAGCGATGTAAGTCAGTTTACGCTTCTGCTTACGTGCTTGTTCCTTGTCTTCATCTGCGCCGCTGTTCCACAGAATACGATTGTATTCCGACACAGGATCCTTGCCACCGTTGGTGGTCAAAGAGTTTTCAATATACCAACCGCCAGGACCTTGGAAGGCATGAGAATAGACCTTCGCCCAGGGCAGTTCTTCCCCATCGGGTGCAGGAAGAAAACGGATGACAGCGTAACCGTTACCTGCTTTGTCAACGTCTAGTTTCCACAGACGCTCATCAGCACCGCCGCTGCCGCCAGTCTTGTTCATCTTCTCAATCTCTTTGGTGAGTTTGGAAGTCAGACTGCCGAGACGGGACTGTTTCTTAAGATCAGAAAAGGACATTTAGATTTGGTGGATTCGGAGGATTGTGTTCACCGCGTTCATTATAACGCGCTATTTATTCGGTGTCAAGAGTGTCAAAAGTGTACTGCATAATCATCGCAGCGAGTCTTGACTTGAGAGTTCTGAGATACTCCTGTTCCTCAATGGGACGAGCAGGAGAACCAGGCCACATCTGTAATCCATAGCAGACATGCCCATAAAGGAGACGGATCTCCTCTATAGGCATCTTGATGGTGACGTGCCATTCGTCTTCCCACCACTCTTCCAATGGATCAGTATCTTCGTTCATAGGTCCAGAAGATACTGGTGTTGATTTCTATTTGGTCTGATTAGATCGGGTTGGACTAGAAAAACCGACAGAACTATTCTAGGTTTCTTACTAGCATATCGATGCCAGGTTTTGTTTGGGACACTATTATGAACAAACAGTTTGTTGAGTTTCCATTCTACCTCTACCTCATACTCGCTGTCAATATCAGCCTTTACATGATCACCATCATCATTTTTACTGGAGTTCTTACACAGAATAGTTCCAGTCTCATGTTCAGGCCAAATGTAATACGTACAGGTGTTTATCCTTGACGCATTGTCAATGTGTGTGGGATAGTTATAATCTGCTGGAGTAATTGCCCAGTGAATTAACTTTTTAAGTTCTCCTGTGTAACCCCTATGTTCTGGTAACATCTGGAAGAACTGATTGGTTTCGGGTACAATATCGTCAGTTAAAAATCTTGCGTACTTACTCCTCGATGTATACTCTTTTGTTTTGTGGTCAGTATACACACAATTGACGCCAGTCTTTTCAAACTCAGCGTACTCAATCATGGCAAGTTTTTTTATCTCTTCAAACCTATCAGGAGGTAAAAAATCTTCTACCTCCAGACAGTGCCATGGATCATAACGATGGGTAATTTTCATTAGTCCCTTTGTCTCCAGTCATCAGTTCGATCCTGCTTAAACCAGTCTGCGATATCTTCTGCTCCCTCAAACTTAGTCTTGTGGTTGCTAGGATCTGGATCACCCAGGTCCATCTGATTCAAAAAATCATCCAGACCACCCTTAGGAACGTCTGGATTTGCTGCTATTCTACGTGCTTTACGTAGCATTTCGCCTGCTGACCTATTCGCTTTTGCTAATTTATCCGCCCAGATCATGTCAGATAACTGGACTTCTTCACCCTTTGCGATTCGATTACAAATGTATTCCAGTCGCAGTCGATACTCCGTAGACAGCATATATCTGGTGTATTTCTGGTATTTAGGGCGTGTCAAGGCGCTTTGCTAGGTTATCTAGTGTGTTACGCATGTTTCTAAAGATAACGTTCATGTCAACGTCCTTAAATCCCATAGCTGCGGATGTCATTCGGATCTTCTCCTTCATTTCTATCGCCTCGGGGTCGTCAGACAGCGATAGACGGGTCCACATGACCTCTTGCTTGTCCAGGAGCGTCTTTAGTTTCTCCATGTGCTCACGCTTCTCCTGGTCGTCCATAGACCCGAACTGCATGATCACCTGGTAGAGTTCCTTCTGGATATTAAAAATCTCTTCCATCTCCTCACGGATAATAGAAGAGTCAAAAAACTTACTCATTGACTTGCTCCCTCAAGTATTTTTTATACTTGAATACATCGATATTTAGAAAGGGTTCATATTTTTTAATTTTGAGACTGACCCTTTCCCAGACAGGATCTAACAGTTTCTTGTCAAAGTCCTTAGCATAACCCAGAATCTTGTCCAGGATTGCCATCGTCTCAATACTGGTTTCACCTGCCAGGTATGATTTTAGCACAGGTGGGTGACCTTTACAAGTAAACAGATCAGTAAGTGAATATTCGTCAAGTAATTTACTAACTTGCTGGGTGTACTGATAGTACAAACTCTGCTGACGATTCTGCCAACGTTTGTAACTACCTTCACCACTACGAATGATTGTGCCAATCCACAGACCATCTGGATTGTCAGTCTCTACAAAGTTGGCAAGGAAGAATGCCTTGACCTCATCATCATTGTACTTCCTCGAAGTTTTCTCAAAGAAATAACGATCCTTTCTCTTATAAAACGAGTCCAAGCTAGCACGAGACTTACCAGCATACCGAAAGTAATCATACTTTGGTTTGGTAAAGTGGTGCTTGAAAGCAAGGTACTGTTTGTAAGTATCAAAAGGTGTCATTCCAGGTCTTGTATAAGACGTGCTCATAATCTAGTTCATGAATGTTAGGTTCCTGATGGAACAAGCAGACCAAATAGTCTGACATGTATTCAAAGTGTGGTTGACAATCATTCTCCCAGTAATGAGATGGTCTATCTCCTTCCCGGTAACTGTAGAAGAAATCTGGTAGGCATGTTGCGGTAATCTTATTTCTATGATACCACACATCTGTGCCAACGTAGTTCTTTACGATACTTCTCCAGTCAGACTCCCACTTCTTATAGATCCAGGAGATATCTTTCCACACCATACAACTACTGTTGAGATATGGAACATGAGGACGTTCTAGTCTAAACTTAATGCCCTTCCACTTACAACGAATCATTGCCCAATCGGCATCATGATTCAGTATAGGTGTGATGTCTCCTTGTATGACCATATCAAGGTCAAAGTATACCTTCTTATCATACCATCTCAGTTCTTCTCTACCAAAGATCTCAATCTTGCTCCATGTAGGCCACCATCCTTCCGAAGATCTAGGTAGCATGGTATGACAAATGATCCCAGGGTCTATACCCGTGGAGTCATCAGTGAAGCATATAAAATCATTGTCAGTGTACTTTCTTACTGCCTTGTATAGATTGTTAACATAGTCTGGAGAATATGCGTCACCAATCTTTAGGCAGATAATACAGTTCATCAGATAACAAATCTTGCTCTCGAAGTACGCTTGAGATAGTTAAGGTTGGTAGCATTACACTTAAGTTTTTCCTTAAGTGGTTTCGAAATGAGTTTGGTTACGTTCTCAATCTCAATGTTGTTCTCTTCACAGTAATGACAGATTGCCTCGATGTAATTCATCCCGGCATTGTCCTTTACCAGTTGCTCAATGTCATTAGAAAACTTGTCTTGACATAGAAATTTGCTTTTGAGGATCGACTTGACCTCACTTTTTGATTTCATTTAGTTTGTCCTCTACGAACTTGTGAATGTACTGTACTAGTTTTTTCATATAAGTCATTTTATCATACTCTTCGTACACTGCGACCTCACCATTCTCACAGGTCATAATGATCACAAGTTTCTTTACCGGGATACCTGTAAGTTCATAGAACATACAACCATACGCTGCTGCCTGAACGAAATAGTTCTCAATCCAATCTCTTGGTTTGGGTTTCGCTGCTGTCTTAAAGTCAATGATTGCTAACTCAGGTTCGCCTGACTCACCGGTATACTCTGCGATACAATCAACCGTGCCCGCTACACCTAACTCTTTGCTGTAGAGTGATTCCTCTAGGGCGTAGATCTTATTTATATTACCAAGAGCTTTCTTCGCCTGAAGGAAGAGCATCTTGGGTCCAGGTTGCTCAAAGACAACCTCTTTATTGAGCAGGTGTGACTCAATTAGTTCGTGTGTCTGAGTGCCTCGTGTAGTAGATCGCTTTGAGATACGATTTGCTTCTTCGTCACCAACACGAGCACGCCACTTCTTAAAAATCTCCTTATTATAATGGGAGGTCACCGAGGTGATAGACACCATCGGATGATCCTCCACAGTATAATATCTTACTCCATCAATAGTCTTCCGTTTTAGTTTAGGAAGATCAATATCAACATGTTCAAACATTAAAGTCCAAGTGCAATCTTATTAAGAATGTAACTCTTAACTAGACCAGATCTCACAATGTCATCAACACCGAACTCGATTGATTCGAACTCTGGCATTGCCGCAAGGATCTTCATAAAGTCAAGGATACCATTACGTTCGTTTGTCTTGACAAGATCCGACTGAGCAGCATCACCGCAGAAATGGATCTTACAATTCTCACCAACTCTTGTAATTATACTATCAAGTTCATGAAAATTCAAATTCTGTGCTTCATCAACGATAAGAATACAATCGTCTAGTGTAGTACCACGGATGAAACTGGTGGACCAGAACTTGATAGACTCCTGTGTCTTCAGGTTACCCCACAGCATGTCAAAGTCATTGTCTGTAGGCAACTCGAACATGTATTTGACCATGTTCTTATAAGGAATCTGATACAAAGATGCCTTGTCTTCGTGGTCACCGGGTAGGAAACCAATCTCCCTTGTAGATACTAGAGATCTTACAATAACAACACGGGTGTATGGTGTAAGAGGATTGAGAACTTCCTTCAGTGCCAGGTAAAGCATGATGAAAGTTTTACCTGTACCAGCAGCGCCGTAAGCATAGACGTTTTTGTCTTCCTTATAAGCATCAAACACTCTGGTTTGATTCTCTGTCAAGGGTTCAATGTCGATCATCATGTCGGCATTGAAAGGTTTCTTTCTCTGCATTTGCTTTGCGGACATTCCCGCACCAACTTGTGTGGAAGTTTTCTTCTTTCTTGCTGGCATATCAGAAGTGAGTTGTTTTCTGGGGTTTAACCTTAGAACCAGGTGTCTTGCTTACCTTGTGGAGAACTTCATTCCATCCGCCATCGGTTTTGCTATAGACATCTCCGGTACCAGAAACAGCACCGGCACATCCTTGTGACCAGTCCTTGTCCCAGTCGGGATTATCTTTTCTCCACTGATCGTAAGATTTCATGCTCATCATGAGCGTTTGCTGTTCGCCAGTTTTGAGATTTTTTACGGGATACGAAGGCATAATGTTTGCGTTCCTTGAGTATTTAGAAAAACCTTAGGGGTAAATTTTTACCGGAAAATTTTTCCGGCGTTTTATGGAAAATTAAAACGATTTTAGTTTTGGGTTATGGTGTACCAAGTATGCTGCTCCGATTGCTGTACCTCCATCATGTGACACAGGTTCAGCATAGAATTTTACGTCAGGGAATGCCTTGGTCAACTTATAGTTTACCACACAATTAAGAAAACATCCACCAGTCAAAACAATACTAGTACACTTGGTCTTCTTTATTGCTATGTTCACAAGTTCTACAGACCGATCCTCCCACTCTTTTTGAATGTTAGTGGCATCAGGATGAGTATTGTATGGAGCAAGACCCATCACCTTTCCTGCTTCATACTCGCCCAAGTTTAAGATCTCTGCCACGGCATCAAACTCCTTGCCAATACCATAGTCACCTTCGAGAACATAACGTTTATGTGCTACTTTCCAATGAAACCTACGACCAGTTTTACAATGGAAGATAGTCTCACACTCATCACCATGCTCAGTTTCTGATCCATTACTGTCAACCACAATCACTGCTGCCTCCTGAAACCCAGAGTTGTAAAACCCACAGGCAGCATGTGTCAGGTGATGTCTGTCCCGGAAGTCAATCTTCTGAGCATCAGGGAACATACGTTTGATCTTTGAGATACACTTAGCAGAAAGCATGGTCTTAGTTCCCACTCTCCAGCAAGCATCAGATATAACGACAACATCTATATCATCTACCATATCCAATAACTTGGTGATATCAGAATCTTTTTTGACTCTGGTCACACGTTCTGCTTCCAAATAAAAATCTACCTGCCCGTCTTCGACGACGCAGATAGATCCGTTGTTCGATAAATTTACTCCAAGGACTCGCATTTCTTCATCATACGATTGATCTCTGGGAACCACAGCACCTTGATATCAGAACGTTCGAACGTATCGATAGCATCCTCAGGTGTTTCAACCAACGGTTCCCCTGCTAGGTTGAATGAAGTATTTAACACCATTGGAACTTTACTATACCTATAAAACTCTGAGATCAGTTCATAGTAATGTGGATTAGTTTCCTTGGTCACAGTCTGAATCCTACAAGTGTGGTCAACGTGTAGAACAGCAGGAATCTTATCTCTAACGTTCTCCTTTGCTTCCACCGCATACATCATCTCCCTTGAGTGCTCCAAGGTAGACATATCAAACCAGTCAGTCGCATGTTCTTCCAGCACACTGGCGGCAAAGGGTCTGAACTTCTCACGGTTCTTTACTGTGTTCACTCTGTCAGGTCCTAGACCGTCCCGAGGATCGTATAGGATACTTCGGTTGCCTAGTGCCCTAGGACCTGCCTCAGAGCGTCCTTGATAGACTGCTACGATCTCTTGCTGGAAGATATAAGTAGCGATCTCTTGTGGAGTCACCCTGGGCAGGTGACGAAGGTGCTCCAGACTGTGTACTGGACCCGTATACATTACCATCCTGCCGCTTCTGCTACCGTGGGGAACTGTTCCTTAAAGATACGCTTACACTCAAGAGCAATGTCCATGTGCTCCTTCTGTGTACCGTTAGCAGTCCTCAGATCAATGTAATGATACCATGAACGAACTGATCCGGTCATGTAGAGTCTGGTTGGACAGGCGAGTGGAAGCACAAAACGAGCACACTCCTTTGCCACACCTGCGTCTAGCATCTGATTATAAAGAGCAGAAGCAGAACTAAACAACGTCACCATCTGACGGTTCAGTCGCTCTACAATCACAGGATCAAGATCATCAGTGCTGTTCTGACGATTCTTAGTGTCCTGACGACGGAGTTCAGGCAACTCAATCGTATCGCTCAGCAGGTTAGTGCTGGCATAGCGTTGCGAAAATTCTTGCATCGTGAACGAACGGTGACGAAGCAGCTGAGCTGCCAGTCCTCGCGTGGTCTCAATCTCAAGGGTCATGTGTGCCTGCTCAAAGACAGACCAGTGACCATGCTTGATACAATAACCTAGAAGTTTCGCGTAGTTAGGATTCTCCTGGTTGTTTGGGTTGCTGACTCTGGCGACATACGCCATTGTCTTCTCCGCATCAGGAGTTACTGTTACTAGACTTACTTTCATCACAAAGTTCTCGGAATCCTCGTTTCTTTTTAAGAAGTTTCTTCGTCAGTTTAAGTTGTAATCGTAGATATGTCAACTCTGTAGGTGTGTACTTCCAGGGTTGTTTTAGTGCCTCCTTAATGAGGCGGATAGAATCTTTATACCTCATAATATTATATTAGAAACAAAAAAGGGGTGCCGAGCACCCCAACTTCTATTTAAGGTAGTTGTCAATGCTTCTGTAGAAGCATTAGTTCACCGTATAGAATTGACAAGAAAGCAACAGACCCTAGGGATACGATCCCAGCGATTTGTATTGCCTGCATGTCACTTAGTGTAAGTACGACCGCGATAGCAGAAAGTGCCGTGAGACTCTTGTCCTGCTTTGCGAACCTCACATTTTACACCACGATAAGCGGTGTGAGTGATTTGAGCATCGTGAAGAGCAGATGCTTTGTTGATCTGCTGTTTGATGATCTGCAAGGTGTTCATGTCTGACTCCTAAAGTAGTTGGATTTTCGCCCGTTCCTTTAGTCGTTTGCGTCCCAGTAAAACTCACATTCTGGTACAGATTCCTTTACGGTCTCGACCAATTCTACCTTGATATTATCAGGTAGATTCTCATGTGCGTCAATCCTCAGCATGATAGCGTCGGCGTCAGCACATAGCATATTGGAATAAAATAGTAGTTCCAGCATGGGATGAACGCTCCGTTCCGCGACTTACTTGCGTCCCCGAAGGGATGAACGTCAGTGCTAATTATAGCACATCATGTACTATGTAGTCAAGTAGTTTGGTATAACTTGCTACTTTTTCTTGCTGCTTGACGTTGCCTGTTGTGCTCCCCAGAGTTTAGGATTCATTCTACCCTCTGTCTGGGTCATGTTGACGAAATCTTTTTTATACTTGTCGTAGTAATGATCAAAGAGTTCGGATTGCTTACTTGCTGTAGCAATATCATAATATGTGGTGTCACCCTCAATATACTCGATCATGTATGCCGTGTAAGGCAGACTGCGATCTAGTGAGACTGAAGGGTCACACTTTTCGTGGAGAAGTTTCATTTGTCACGCCAAACAATATCAGGGTATGCCTCTTCTACAACTTGACGGGTGATGCGATACTTCTTCTGAAGCTCCTTATCCTTAACCAGCATAAGGATGTTCGCTTCGTCAGCGTGAAGTGACTCTAGAAGTTGAACAAACATTTGCTCACGCTTCATCTGGGATAGCTTATCGTTGCCACCCTTCACGTAATTATACAGGGTTCTCCACTCATGTACAAGTCGTGTATGCCCACCACTGTTTGCTGGTGCTTCGTTTGGCTTGTAAGGAACTTCACCCTCGGGTAGAGCACTGCGGATGCCTTTATCATAGTTCCAAATGATAAGTGCTTTAACATCGTCACGGATGTTCTCTTTCAGCAGTTTAACCTTGTCCGTTTTGTTCTTTTTACCATGTACAGCAGTAAAAAGTTCAGAGACCAAAGGATTATCAGGAAGTTTTGCCATAGTTAATCGTCAAATTCATCTAAATGTGATCCCTCAAATCGAAATGCGATAATTTCATCGGGGAGTTGGTTACCGTTCTCATCAAAACATTCTGGATGAGAATAAATTGGGGTAATGTCTGTAATATACTGTCGGAATAGATATCCAACAACTAAACTTAACCCCGTTAAGAGCATTACACAGACTACTGATAGTCCAATAACTGCTGCTAACATTTTCTTAACTCCTACTAACGTTTCCTAATTTCTAGGTAAAAAGAAACTTCCTTGTCGGTAAAAGGAAGAACAATCTTACCAAAACTCAAGCGTTTTGATGGTCTCTTCCTCCTTAGTAGTAGTTCTACGCCTTTATTTAGACTAAGCCCCGCTCCCTCAATACCTTCACTGTCTCTGTGCATCCGCCTACGTGCTCCTCGTTGATTACGACTTGTGGAAACGTAGCACCATCACCAAACTCACCGTAGAATTGTTCTTTAGTGAAGTGCTTTTCGTATGTATACTCGGTTACTTGTGCCTCGACCATGGTCAAGACCTGTTTAACCTTGACACAATAGGGACAATCCGTCCGTGTGTAAACTGTTGCTTTCATCTTTTCAGGATTGAAATTCGTCCCAGTAAGGTAATGGTTCGCCTTGGAATTCTGGCAATTCCTTTTCCATTATAGCAGGTGGCAGTCCTAGTTGTCCAGACAACTCTAGGACCTCTTTGACAGTAACGTCTATAACCTGACCAGGAATGATATTTATCTTATGACATGTTCTAACACCAGGTTTCATACGAACCAGGTCCCAGGCAGTCTCCTGCCTACCACAGTGACAATATCTTTCACCGTTCTCACGGACTTCCCAGTATTCAGTCATTCGTCTATACAATTAAAATGTTTAGCACGATACCACTTGTACCAGTCGTAAACTCGTGCCTTTGCTTTCATGTGTTCAGGATCTTTTGCCCACTCCATGACGGACTCACGATCACGCCACTTACTAATGGTTACTTCAATACCATCTTTTACATCACTATCAATACCGAGAAATCCAGGTAGATCTTTAGCACTGGCATACAAACTATCATTGTATGCCTCATACTCTGGTGTCAGATCTTTGATCTCACCAATAAACAATACCTGAATCATTTTAATCTAACGACATTACCTGCGACAACAATCCTTTCCTCTTGTGATATTACTGGATCAACACCATGATATACCCAAGGAACAAAGAATATCATTTTACCAGATCGTTGGGATTGTGGATAAATTTTTTTACCACTATTCATTTCCCAATAAAGACAGTCCTCAGCAGGTGCCTCTACAAAATGAATCCACGAAAATAAAGTTGATGGATGAGCGTAATGATGATGAGGGTTGATACCCTTACCAAGATTTTTTGTGTATATCTGTGTCCAGATATGTTGATATGAGTAGATCGCTGTTGGATCTGCCTCAAACAATCGCTGCTCGGTAAGTTCTTTTTTTATAATTGGACTGTAAATTTGTAGCAGTCTTGTGTCTGTAAATTTCTGAAGTTTTTTACCAGTTCTGTTCTGAGAATCTGGTAAATGATGATAACCTGTATAGTATAGCGGTCTTTCTCTAGCGTCTTTTCGCGCAAATCTATCAGTCAGATAGGTAGACCTAATATATTTTTTATCATCAACAGACAACTCAAAATCAAACGAATGAAAAATCATTGATAACCGAGTTTCGCTACCACTTCTTGCTGTTTGTAGTACAGTTTGGCGAAAGACTTTGCTAGATTGCGAAGCTCTTCTATGTCAGTAACTGCCTCAATGTCACGGGCAATCTTTTCATAAGCAAACAGTTTGCCCATGCTATCGATAGTGATTTCGTCTGGGTTCATAGGAGTTGGATTAGTTTTGCTAACTGGATCGTTACAAAGAATGCTAGCAGTATAATCAAGTCCCACATTTTATTCTGTATCGCCCACGGCAGAACCAATGAGTGACCAGACATCCCTACGAGGACACCAAAGAAAACGCTAACATTTAATACAATAAAATACCCTAGGACAATGAGTATATGTCCTATGTAGCGGAGTGTGACAGTCATCGAAGCATCATGTAGATAAGACCGGGGATGATGATGAAGAACTGAGGAAGAAAGTTCATGACAATAGCACGTTCTTTCCACCTCACCCCGACGTATGTCCATCCGGCAGCACCCACTAATTGTAACAGACTATTCCAGGGTGTCAACCCCAGAACGTGGAATACCATAGCAACCAGGATGACTGTGGCACTAAACCACTTGATCCTTTTAACGCTCAAGGATACGCTCCTTCATCTCGGGAGACCACTTATCATAGTATTCAGTCTTCTGGAGTGCTTTACGTGCCTCCTCAAGGGGTCTACGCTCCTGTACGATGAGCATACCATACTCACCCTGATTGACTAAGAAACCATCAACGTCCTCAGTGAGGTCTGGGTGCTCCTCCAGGAAGAGATATGCAGGATAGCGTCGGTTGTATTCTACTGCTGCTTCCTGTAGGTCCCAGGCGCTCATATCGGTGACATAGATATTGACCTCTTTGTCCCAAGGTCCTTTCTCAAACTGCTCAAAGGTGGTGAACATTCTGACGGAGACATTACCATCCATCCATGCCTTCTTAGCGTAAGGACATGGTGGTAGGTTACCAAATGCTTTATTCGGTTGACTCAGTGTGTCATTGATCCACTTCTCGATCTGGGAAGTAATCTTGGCGGGTGCCGTCTCTGTGTAAGTCACTTGTAATACAATGTAGACCGCCATCCCAGAAGTAACGATGACGGAAGTTAATAACGTGGGGTGTGATGCCGTGGCGTTCGAATGCCTCGAACACCTGCTCGTTCTCATTATTACATATAACGTTCTTTTCGTCAATGACCAACATGTTCACATCAAACACGGTCTCCTCAACATATATGACCCAATCATCCATCCACTCAGTAATGTAGTCATGGAAAGCATCGTTCTCTTCCTCTCCAGGAACCCAGTATCTTAGTTTATGTCTCTCCTTATTCTTAAGATGAGGGTTTACTCTCGACCAACTCTGACCAGGAAGAGATACAACCTCCCATCCAGGGAAAGATTCTCTATAATACTCCGGCGATTCAAGACTAACAATTAGACCGGGTTTGACAGGACAGAATGATCCATCAGCATGTCCAGGCAAATCAATAGCATGTGTGCGATAATCTGGAAAGGACTTTCTCCAATTCTCTTTTATTCTTTTTTCGTTTAGTTTGTTTAGGATACCACTATAAGATATGTACAAATCCTTACCAATACGACTCATTGTTGCTGCGTTGTAATGAGTATCGTAAATGATCTCATTGCCATGAGATTCTATGTACTCTCTTATAGTTTTAAACTGATCAAATCCAGTAAACTTTTGGAACTTTGATGTTCTCCCGATAGTATTTGTGGAGGATTGTGAAACGATTGCCTCGAATGCCTGTTGATCTAAGACAGACATGTTTTGGTTACCCAAACCTTTTCTTAAAATTCGTTTGAGTTCGATAACAGATCCAATATTGACAGGTCTCCCTGGCAATAGCAGATCATACAGATACTTTTGTACCTCAGGATTGTTTTCTAAATTGCGAATAATGTCATTATAGTTGTCACTACAAACAAACTTATCAATATATCTCTTTACATCTCCGTAATTTTCTCCGGGCATATAGAACTTACTGCCGACCATAGCAGTGTAGTCCCTTGGTGTCATTGGTGGTGTTGCTTTTCTAGTAGAACCATCATCATGATGCATATCATAGACACTTAGATCCTCAGAAATATCTGTTCTTAAAACTTTAACATCAAACTCCTCAAGTTTAGATATAAGTTTCTGATAATCCTCTTCGGTTTCTTGAGCAATCTTCTCGAAGACGTTTCTTACTTTGGAGTTCTTGATATAAGAATAAAACTCTGGAGGATATGATCTACCTACGGCACAAACTTTAAGTGGATCCCAGTGCTGATGAACAGAAAGCATTAAAAAAGGGGACTCATGTCCCCCTATTTATTGTCGGTGGTGGTGGGTTCCAATGCCTTATAGCATTAGCAACGATGGCAACGTTAGTGACCATGTAAGCAATAAGAATAATGGTGCGTATGCCAGCAATAATATCAGATTCTCTGTCTGATTTTCCATCCTTTTCTCCTAACGCTTTTGCCCATAGTCTCCATAAGTTCATTTAAATCCTTTGCTTGTCCTTATGTTGTGGTGTGGATTCTTTCTGTGGTTTATTTTTTTAACCTAAAAATGTAAATATGTTTACCAGGAGTATCAACATACTTTGCTTCTCCAGATTCTAAAGCATCCTTGACTCTCTGTGCAAATGGTTTCAATCTTTTATTACCATTCTTATCTACGTGATATGTACGAATGCACTTATCGTGATAAGTTCTGTCACCATACTGAATGACTCTACCCTTTGCAGTCATACCAGAGTGTGTAAAGTTTGTTGCTTTATAAATGATTCCCTCATGGTTGTGGAAAGTATCAGCATATGAAATAACAATCTTATGGTCTGTATTTTTCTTCAACCAGCGAAGAGTCTTTCCAATAAAATAACTCTCTGTACACTTTGGGGTGTTGTCTATACAACAAAGACGACGCAACTCTACGATCTCACTTTCAGAATCAGCATACTTTTTCCAAGTGTTTGCCATACCAAGAGGACCATAAATCATGGCACCAATGAGATTCTCTTGATAAAACAAACCAAAGACATTAGAAATGCGAAGACCATTTACATTCGATGAGTAGTGCCAAGTCTCTACAAAGTTTCTGACATACTGAATAGTAGTAGGTTTTACTACAAAGTCTTTTACATTTGCATCTCTGTAATCAAGTTCTTCAAACAGTAGGGAGATCAATGAGTTTGACTTCTTCATAAGTTTCTTTGATAATTTCTACAATAGTATTGTAAACTACGTTATAATCCACACCAATCTTTTCCCAAAAACACTTTCCTCCAATGAATAGTATACCATCTTTTAGATATTCATAAGACTCTCCCAGAGCCGTTACAAAAAAAGGTTTAGTTTTATTTTTAGTAGTTGTTTCAATAAGTTTTTTGAAAGAATCTTTTTTATGTGTTCCAGTCTGTGTATTTGTATTTGCCTTCATTTGACCCTCATAAGATTCATCAAACTCAATACGAAGATCAACACCCAAAACTTTACCTTCTACCTTATCTATGTTAGTTACTTTTTTTCCACAAGTAGATGCAATTTCTTGAAGTTTATGTCCAAGACAAGTAGAAAAAGTTCTCTCAAATGTTCCATACAAGAGAATCTCTGGAACTGTTGCCTTCAAAACATTGAGATCTTTTTTATCAAGAGTTAAATTTTGATCAATCTTATGCAAAACTTGTTGTTTGATAGGCAGAAGGATCCTACGAATTTTTTGCTGATGGGTGATCACGATGCTGATTAATTATAAAGTCATTATACAATAAAAAACCGTCCCTGTAAAGAGACGGTGGATACTTTGGGAAGTGGTTTAGAGTGCGTTACCTCGTGGCAAGACTTCTTCTGGGAAGATGAAGTTCTCATGTGGTTGGTCAGCAGGTGCCATCCAGTTACGAAGACCTTCGTTCAGAAGGATATTTTTCGTATAGAACGTCTCAAATTCAGGATCTTCTGCCGCCCGGATTTCTTGAGATACAAAATCGTAAGCACGAAGATTGAGAGCAAGACCAATAATTCCAATAGAAGCGGTCCAAAGACCCATAACAGGTACAAACAGCATAAAGAAATGAAGCCAGCGTTTATTGCTAAAAGCAATTCCAAATATCTGGGACCAGAAACGGTTAGCAGTAACCATCGAATAGGTCTCTTCTTCTTGAGTGCTGTCAAAAGCTTTAAAAGTGTTTGCTTGTTCACC